ACAAAACATGACAAAGCAAAACAAAAAGGCTAGAGCCACAATAGCTTCTAGCCAATCCATCATTTTTTAATCCAAGTCTGCCAGACAGCACCAGCTGCCATGATTAACGCACCTACCCATAGAATAGGTTTAGCAGCAGAGGCAACCCATCCTAAGACTTTAAAAGCACCATCAAGAGCCTTTATAGCCTCTACAAGACCCTTTGTGTTCTGGTCTATGCTATCTACCTTGGTTTCAACTTCAACTAGCCTGTCGTAGATTTGCTTATGGGTGACTTCGTTTTCCATGATTAGACAGAAGCTGCCTGTAATGGTGCAAGGTCTTCTGTTGTCCAATAGTCTTTAGCCAACATAATTTGCAAATGTTCTTTATTGCGTGACAAGCAATCAGCCCAATCAGCATCACTCATGCCTTCTGGCTTGCCACCATTGATTAGGTTAACGCTATCCATTGCAGCAGAGTAGTGCTTTGCAATTTGTTCGGATGTTTGTGTATCAGTAATCATTTTAGTTTCCTTCAAGTTGTTTAACACGAGCAGACAATTCTTTGACTGCGTTAATTAAGTACCAAGTTAAGTTGTCTGCATCTACAGTCATTACGCCAGTAGATTCTGTTTTGACACACTCAGGTAAAATTTGCTGAAGTTCTTGAGCAATAACACCCAATTGAACACCTTGTTTTTTAATAGCTTGGTCTTGTGGAACTTCCGTAACTTCTTCAGGCAAACGATATTCAAAGTTACGAACTTGAATCTGAGTAAGTTTCTCTAAACCAGTATTGTTATCAACAATGTTTTTCTTTAAACGCTGGTCAGAAGTCACAGACCATAAAGTTGAGTTATTGCCTTGATAAACACCACCACCTTCAGGGCTAATAAATCCAGTTTGTGTGCCTTTGCCAGTTGCGCCATGACCAACAACAATTTCATAACTAGCATTAGCCCCTGACGCTACCGCACTTTTTCCCAAATAAACACCACCAATACCTGTTGTAATATTTTTTCCCGAATTATATCCAACAGCCACATTACTACTACCAGTGGTAATATCGTAACCTGAAAGATAACCTAAACCAGTGTTATTTATACCTGTAGTGTTGCTATAAAGAGCCGCAGCTCCATGCGCTACACAATAAGAGGCAGTGGTATTTGTAAACATTGCACCATTACCAACAGCCGTATTTTCACTTCCTGTAGTGTTAAATTTAAGAGTTTGATACCCTAATGCGTTGTTGTAACTGGCTGTGGTGTTGGATGTAAGAGCTAAATTTCCAACAGCAATATTACTTCCACCTGTAGTATTTGCATTTAATGCCAAAACACCAACTGCCGAATTGTTTGAGCCAGTAGTGTTTGAAAAAAGTGCTTCGCCACCAAATGCGGCATTGTAATTTCCTGTTGTGTTTGCTTTTGAGGCTTGATAGCCAACCGCTGTATTTTCAGCACCAGTTGTATTGTTATATCCTGCTTGATAACCTACAGCAGTATTGCTAGATGCTGTGGTGTTTGCTTGAAGTGCATACGAACCAAAAGCCGTGTTACTACCACCTGTGGTGTTCGCATATAAAGCATTGCTACCATAAGCATTATTTTGTGAACCAGTTGTATTTTTATTTAAAGCATAAAAACCAAACGCATTATTTTCTTGACCTGTCGTATTTGTGTATAAAGAAACAAAACCATACGCAGAGTTATATTCACCAGTTGTGTTTGCCTGCAAAGCATTATGACCAACAGCAGTCATGGCAGAACCTGTGGTGTTTGTTTTAGCCGCATCCACACCAATAGCAATTACACCAGCACCTGTCGTATTAAGCCCTGCGTTATAGCCATAAGCAGTTAAGAAAGGTGTTCCACCGCTTGTAGTTTGTTTCCCATAAACAGTACCCAATGCAGTAGGCGTAGCAGCAGAAGCACCACCACCAGAAGCAGCAATCGTAATTGCACCCGCAGCATTGGTAATCGTGACGTTTGTTCCCGCAGTCAATGTAGCCTTGGTCAGCGTATTGCCTGTTGAGTTACCAATAAGCAATTGACCATCTGTGTAGGATGTTTGTCCTGTACCACCATTAGCTACTGGCAATGTTCCAGTTACGCCTGTGGACAATGGCAAACCTGTGGCATTGGTCAAAGTACCGCTTGTGGGTGTTCCTAAGATTGGAGTCACCAAAGTAGGACTTGTTGACAATACTGCATTGCCAGAACCTGTAGATGAAGTTACGCCTGTACCGCCATTAGCAACTGCTAAAGTACCCGCTAAAGTAATTGTTCCAGATGTAGTGACAGGGCCACCAGAAGTAGTCAATCCTGTTGTGCCACCAGATACTGCAACGCTAGTTACAGTTCCAGAACTACCAGATGCAGCAATAGTTTGGTTAGGCCATGTACCAGTAACAGTTACATTTGTTCCAGCAACAATGCTAGGAGTTGCTGTTCCTGTACCACCATTAGCGACAGGGAGTTGACCTGTTACGCCAGTTGAAAGAGGCAAACCAGTTGCGTTTGTCAATGTGGCACTTGTTGGTGTTCCAAGGATAGGAGTAACCAATGTTGGCGAGGTAGCAAATACAGCAGAGCCTGTTCCTGTTTCATCAGTCAAAGCACCCAAAAGGTTAGCGGAACTAAATGAACCAAGAGAAGTTGCATTGCCAGTAGAAGTGATAGCACCAGTAAGGTTAGCATTTGTCGTAACATTACCTGCTGTCAAACCAGAGGCAGTACCTGTAATGTTAGTTCCCACCAAGGCAGATGGAGTGCCTAAAGCGGGAGTAATCAATGTTGGGCTAGTTGCAAAAACCAATGACCCTGTTCCTGTTTCATCAGTAACAGCAGAAATTAAGTTAGCAGATGATGGAGTAGCCAAGAAAGTCGCTACACCAGTACCCAAACCACTTACGCCAGTAGAAATAGGAAGACCAGTTAAGTTAGTAGCAGTTCCGCTAGATGGAGTACCAAGCACACCACCATTAACTAAAGGTGCGCCAGCAGAGCCTACATTCACCGCTAGAGAGGTTGCTACGCCTGTTCCTAGACCTGACACTCCAGTAGCAATTGGAAGCCCTGTGGCATTAGTCAATGTTGCACTTGTTGGCGTACCTAATACAGGAGTCACCAAAGTAGGTGAAGTGGACAATACATTATTGCCAGTACCTGTGGAAGTGGTTACGCCTGTACCGCCTTGAGCAACTGTCAAAGCAGTTGTAAGACCAGTAATAGAAGTAATGTCAGAGTTAGCACCACTAGAAGCAGCACTCAAATTAGTTCTTGCGTTAGCAGCAGTAGATGCACCAGTACCACCATCAGCAACAGCCAAATCTGTAATGCCTGTGATTGTTCCACCAGTAATTGTGGCAGACGATGATGTAATAGCACCAGACACACCACCAGTTGCAGTTATAGCCCCTGTTAGTGTAGATGTGCCAGTAACAGATAAGTTACCGCCTACAGTTACGCTATCGCCAGCCGTACCTGCTTGAAAATCTTTTAACTGAGCCATCAATTGACGGATGGCATTGTTAACTAAACTTGGGGCCATCCCCTCCGCTAAGTTAATACTGTTAATGTCAGTATTGTTATTAGCGGTTGCGCTGTATTCTGAAATCTTGGTCTTTGCCATAATATCCTCTTAGGGGTTAGCCATGCCAGTTAAATCAACTCGGTAAGGCTTTTCTGTTAAACCAAATGTAGCCCCATATCCTAACTGAAGTGCTTTACGTTGTAACTCTTTACTCAATGGCTCTACTGTCATTACAGAAGCCTTCTTCATCAATGTGGCAGCCAGTTTAGGGTCTAGCATTGCATTAACTAACAATTCACGGATAGCATCATCTGTGCCGTTATAAAGCCAGTTCATTGGTGCAGATGCCTTTTGTAACGCAAGAGGAACATCACCAAACATTTGCTTACCAATCATTCCACCAATCACATTAGCGGTACTCATGTTCTTAAATGTGTCAGAACCCATTGGCTTGGTAGCACGAGCCAAAACACCACTATCTAAGTCTTCAGCTACACGCTTTAACACCGCAAGTTGCGTAGTAGAAAGATTAGTTTCTTTCTCAGCAGCACGAATAGCATTTAAAAACTTAGGTTGTGAGATTAAATAATCGTTGATTCTTGATGGGTCTGGTGTAGTTGAAAGAACCTTACCTTTAAACTCTTGGGTAGCTTCAAGACGCTCAATCCCACGACTAGAAGCAGCGTACTTACTCAAGTAATCTTTGTAGCCAGTAGCACCCGCTTCAATAGCATCATCTACTGCACGAATAACTTGACTCAATGGCTCTTTTGCCGCCTTGTAAGCACCCGCAGTTGGCCCACCTCTATCAGACTTGTCCAACAAACCTTGTGCAGCAATCCTTAAATCTTTACGAATTTCATAAAGTTCAGCAGGTGTTGTAGCACGAGCAATATCGTCTTTTGCGTCTTTCATTACAGAGATAACAGTTTGACGCTTACCAACTGGTGAAGCAAGAATATCGTCAATGGTTTTGTTAACTGTTAAAACAATGCCAGATTGAAATGTCTCTGGTGTAACAGTAGAGTTAGCAAATGCTTTTTCTCTTATGGGGTCAGATACTTCATCACGTTTTTTTATAGCCGCTGTTAATGCATCATCATCTTTTGCAAGACGATTCAAAATAGCCATTTGTGCTTGGTTTGTTTCTAATGCTCTAGTGGCAAAACGCCCGCCAGTTACATCTAAACCTTTGATTGCAGTCTCAGCGTTAATCAATCCAATATCACGAGTCGCTTGTGCCGTGGTAGGTGTATATCCACCAATCTTAGGAACATAAGTTGAAGCAGATTTTATTGCTTGTTCAGCATCAGATGCCAAGTTACGCAATAGATTGCCTGTAATAACTTCACGCCCTGCTTCTGTAAATGGGCGCACAATCTCTCTAGTTGTACGAGCAAGAACAGGAGCAGAACCAACTGCACCACCTGCTGTAGTAGCACCCGCCAAAGCACCTAGTGTTTGACCAAGTGGGCCAACATCACTCTCACGAGCAGCACCAGAAGCCAATGCACCACCAGCAGCAGCAGCACCCTGAGTTTCTAAACTCTTGGTAAAAAACTCTTGTGCTGGTTTAGGTAAATACTTAGCAAGAGAAGCAGGGCCAGCCACACCAAACCCTGCGCTTGTTACGTCTTGAACAATTCGCTCTTGTGGAGTATTTGGAGTAGGAACACCAGCCTGTGTCATTAGGCTTTGCAATGCTTGGCTAGTAGGTTGCATAACTTGCCTACCTGCCAAGATGTTAATTAACCCTGTAATCGCATCTGCACCAATTGTAGGTAATGACAAAGCACCAGTTAACGCTGCTCTACCTGTTAGACCTATTTGTCTTCCAAGGTCTTTAGCACTACCAATTTGCATTTGCTCTGGACGAGGATAGCTAGTAATTTCCTTAATAGCTTCTTCTCTTGTCATTCTTTTAGCTGGTGCTGGTGCTGGTGCTTCTGCTACCTTTGTTCCACCAAGAACAGCCAAACCCGCATCAGAGACTTTAGACAAGTCGCCTGATTGCAATGCCATCAAGTCTTCATCTGATAGTTTGGTTAAGTCCATTATCTGTTCCTTCTGCGAGCAATCTCAGCAGCAATATCAGCAGCAGTTGGCATCATTTGAACTGGCGCAGTTAACGCATCTGCAAGAGGGTTTAGCAGTAATGAACCATTACCACCCAATTGCTGAGAAATGTTTGTGTAAGGTGCTTTCTGAGCCTCAAGATTACGAGCCTTAGATTCAACTAATTTAGTCGCAATAGAAAGCAGTCCTGCACGTTCTTCTGGCAATAAAGATTGACCACTTAACGCTCGTTCTGCATAGGCTTTAATTGATTGCGGAATAGAACGATTGCCAAGAATGGTTTGTTTATCGCCTTCTTGAACAGCACCAGATGGGTCATAAATCTTACCAATGGCAAAAATCAATGCACCATCAGCAGTTTTATTTCCCGCATTTGCTTCTGCTACAGCAGACTTGACAGCTTTAAATCTATCTGCAACTTCCATTGCATTAGTGTCTTTAACTACGCTACGCCAATCTTTTAAAACATCAGATTGTGCTTTTGCTATCGCTGTTGGGTCTTTTAAATCTACTGCCAACTTAGGTGCGCCAGCAGTCCTTTTGGCTATTTCAAAGTCTTGGAAAGAACCTTTGTAACCTTGGTCTTGAGCAAACTTATACTCAGCAATTGCGCTAGGTACAGGCTCACGCTTTGGTGCGCCAGTAGCAACAGATATTGGTTTTCCATCAGCACCAATTTCATAACGAACCTGACCTTCTCCAAGCGTATAACCTTCTGGACGCAATGCTTTTTCTACACCTGATGCAGTTTGCAATGCAGTCATTCCAGCAGGTCCAAGACCCATCAATTCACGCTGAACAGCTTTAAGTCCACCACCTGCGGCTTGTGGTTGGTTTGGCCCTGCAACCTCTTGACCAAACATATTAGTTAATGGTGTTTCAGCAAATGTTTCAGGACGATATGCTTTAGCCAAAACTTGTTGTGCTTGCAATTGCTGTGACTTTGTAAGTTCTTCTTCTTTACGCTTACGCAATAATTCTTGCAATTGATAGTTTTGCAATTGTGTTTGCAAAGTTTCTTGCATACCGCCTTTGTAGGCTTGCTGACCACGTTGTAAACCTTCAGCAATAGACTGACCAGTATTCCCTCCTTGGAATAGTCTGCCAGCTAATGCGTAGAGGGCTTGTGCTTGTGCATCGTCACGATTACGAGCAATGTCAGCTTGTGACATACCCAACAGACCCATTGTGTCTGCACCGCCTGTACCAAAAATGTCTAATAGTCCAGCCATGTTAGTCCTTAGAAGTCCAGCCAGCCTGATGGTGACGTTGCAGCATAGTCAACAGCAGAGTTATATGTTGCTGATGGGCTGCTATTCAACCAGTTAGATGCGCTGTTATACAAATTACTAATGCCTTGTTGACCACCTAGATTTTTGTATAAACCACCAGCCGTAGCAGCAACACCTAATATGTTTTGCAATGTAGATGGGGAACTACTATTTGTCTGTGCGCCTACTCGTCCTAATGGATTACCATAGACCAATGACAGATAGTTTTGTAAATTCTGTTGTGGCTGATTCTGCAAGAAGTTAAATCTAGCAATATCACCTTGCTGTTGCTGACCTAAATATCCTTCACGGATTTGACCAGCTTGCAACATATTCTGAATATCTTGGTAGTCAGCACTAGCCATTGCAGGCGCAGCCATCGTAGCTGCTTGTTGTCTGCCTCTTTCATCAGCATAATTCTGATAAGCAAGCTGTCCAGCAGTATTAGCCAATTGCTGACCAAATGCACCAACAGCCCTGTCTTGCAAATTACCCATAGCACCAGAGCCATAACGTCCAGCCAAACTAGCCTTGGATGCAATGCTACCCAATGTGTCAGTAAACTTAGTCTGAGCCGCTTGTGCTGCTGGTTGAAACGCACCTTGAAAGAAAGGGTTTCCACTTAGAAAGTTACCAGAAACTGTATTCTGTAACTGATTTTGTGCAGACTGTAGTAGCGGGTTACCCATAGAAGCACGAGCCTCTAAAGCCTGTAAACCTGTTTGCGTTGATTGCGTAGGTCTTACAAAAGTATCACCCGTGTAATACTGAGGCGCACCAAACTCATAAAGCCTCTGGGCTTCAGTTAAACCATAATTTAAAAATGGTTGAATTGTCGGGTCAATTGTGGATGTGGTAGCCATCTTTTACTCCTAGAGTTTCGGATTCCAAGATGGGTCATCCACGGAATCCATTATACATAAATTATTAAAATCAACCAATAATTGCATACCGATATGTCTTATTAGCAGTCGAATTTGCAAAGTGGGTAATCGTAGCCGTACCCTGTCCTTGGGAACTAGCGTAAATGTTAGTTGAGGCAGCGAGTGACACTAAGTTAACAGTCGCTATCACAGATGGCGTAGCTGGTCTTGTAGGGCTTGTTCCAGCAACGTAATGCTCAATAATTACACCAGTATCTGACGCTCTCCACATCAACTGGATATAGTCATTAGCCGCTAAATCTACAAAGAAATTCATTGCCCCAATCAAGTGATATGGGTCACCTGATGCTTTTCTCTGCGCTAAACCAAATCTACTATTTGAGCCAGTTATATCTGTTCCATTCTTTCTAAACCAAATATCAGCATCTTGCGAGTCGTTTGTTGTGTTTTTTAGTTGGATAGAAAACTGTATGTTATATAACCCTGCTGCTTTTACATTTAACCTAGAACTATTTGATAAAGTAACCCCATTAGAGTAATCGGTTGTATCAAAGGTAATAGGATAGGCAGTCGTTGTATTAGCTACAGTCTGGTCTGTTCCGTCTTGAAAAGCACCATAAGGAGAGTAGTCAGCAAAAGCAGCAGCAGAGGCAGGGACAAAGACAATCACGCTGTCTGGGCCAATCCTTCTGTCTGTCAAAGTGGTAGTTAAAGCCCCACCAGTTGCCAGAGTCAAAGTTCCTGTGTTATTGGTCTTGCCGTTCATTATGTTGTTGACAATCTCAGCAACAGACCTTTGGTCAGCACCAAATGCAGGAAGTGTTCTAAACTGAATTGTCATCGAACACCCTGACCAGCTACGTCAACATCAATAGCCACAGCGTTAATCCAATCAGCACCAGTAGGAACTAACTGAAGTCTGTGGTATCTACCAGCACTACGCAAAGAAACTCTGTTCTCTGAGTCGGCAGCAACAGCAGTACCATAATTAACCTGCTCACTTAGTAGCTTTCTGGAAGCTACAGCAATCGTTGCAGAGCCATTATCTACTTGTGGTCTAGCCAAAGTTACTACTGATGGCCCACCAAGGTCTATGTCTCCAGTAGCAATTCTTCCTGTAAGAGGTTGACCTGTGTATGTAAAAACTTTTGTGCTTAAAGTACCACCAAGGAAATACTTTCCACCTACATATAAACGAGAGTCAAGACTTGTAGTCAATGCGTCAATAGAGGCTGAGATGCTATCCAGTTGCTCTAAAGTTACAGATGCTGTTGAGGCTTCAGACAAGTAGTCTGTACCCGCATCTGCATAAGTCCACTTCTTAGTGGCAAAGTTATAAATGATTAGTTTACGATTTCCATTTGTATCTACATAGTTCCAAATCACAAGTTTGCGAATAGGGTCAACAGCAGCAGACATAGAACCATAGTCAGATTCTGATGCGTCATCAATAAAGAATCTATCAACCTTCTCACTACCAATCGGTTGAACAGTCTGACCATCACATAAGTAGAATCCATCATCCGATAGGAAGAATGTTATGCCTTGGTACTGAGCAATAGAGCCAGCTACCATACATCCCTTGTTACGAGAGATATTGTCAAATTGGAATATGAATGGAGTCCCCACATAGGTCATTCGACTAATGGCTCTTTCTAAGAACACCAAGCCAAACTCACCACCACGGATTCCTACAATCTGTCCACCATCAGGAATGTCCTGATAATCAGACTGAGTGTTTACGTTCTCTGTCCAATCTGTTTCATCATTGATTGCAGACCATCTAACACGATACTGCTGTTGTGTCGTTTCTAATGTATTAGCGCAAACTACAAAATCACGAACAACAGTAATGTATTTAGCAATAGGTGCAGATGCACTTAAATTGGCAAACGATGTAGATGTTCCTAGCGTCCATGCTTGGAGTACGTCAGCATTGTTTGTTGTGATAACAGTCTTGCCAAACTGAGTAAATCTAACCTTGTCGTTAATGCCAGTAGTCATTCCTGACTTAACTTGAGTCAATGCGCCTACGCCATCTACTGTATAAATCCTAGTAGCACCAGCAGTAAACAACTGAGTCGTAGAGTCTGGATTCTTGGCAGCGTATAGCGTAACCAATTCTTCAGCAGCAGTACCAGAAAAAGCCACAGCACTTGGGAATGGCCCGTAACCCACGGCTTGAGAAACTACGTTCTTAGCGTCAGTTAGTACACCAGTGATACCTGATTGGTCAGGCATCCACTCACCGAGTTGTATTCTTTGTGTAGGCATATCAGATGTATGTATTCCGCATTGCTATTGGAACGCCAGAGAATTGACCCTTTTCGTCAGAACGAGTCAAAGAACTCATAGCCCTATCAAACATAGTTCCCCATGTATTGATTCGAGCATCGTTCATTAGGTAAGGCTCTGCCTCAAGCAAAGCAGCATACAAAAGCAAGTCAGGACAAGTTACCAAGAAAGCATTGCTTGTGTTTGAAACACTAAGAAACGCTGGCGCAGCAGAGTAAACAAGAGTCAATGTGTAGTTGCTATCAGGAATAGGTGCTAACTTAAATGTCGTTGCCAATACTGTGTAATCCAATGGCTTACCTGCGTCCATGCTTCTTGAGTTACGAGAGAACAAAGACGGAGATTCGTAGTTCAATGGTCTAACAGGGTTACCTGTAACTACAAAATCTTTTACTTCCAAGAAGTCAGATGGGATAGTAACTGTCGCTGTACCTGATACGCAGGTCAATGTTGTAGAGGTCAACATCTGGCGAATACGCAAGTCTCTACGCAAGCGAACTTCTGCTAAACGGATAAAGTCTGGAATCTGAGTAGTTAGGTCTGTACGAGCCAAGTATTCTGCAATAGTTGTCTGTAGTTCAGCATAGGTAGTAAAACTCATACAACTCCTGTTCTGGTGCGCCATGCACGATTCATTGGGTCATTTAACCAAGCAGCAAAACGCTTCTCATCAACAACAGCATAGCCACGCATAATTCCAACTTTGTTCAAGTCATCAATGACTGTCAAAGGAATAGACGCAACCTTATTACCAAACAATTGGTCAGACCATCTTGCTCTTTCGTCATACGAGTTGTACTCTTTTTTATTCTGCTCAACAATGTCAGACACATCTTGACGAGTCTGAATAATAATACCGCCCTCACCATCAGCATGAACAGCAGTTTGTCTAAAGTTGTTAGGATTTTGCATAGCCTAATTCTATCAGTTTGAGTAGAAAAGAAAATGCCCCAGAGGTTTAAGTCTGAGGCATCTTTGGAGTTACACCAGATTAAGGAGTAATGTCGGCAATGATGCCGTGTGCAGCTTCGTTACGAACTTCCAATGTGTACTCAGCCAACAACTGTGTAGATTCGTTGTCACCAGTAACAGCCAACTCATTGGTCTGGAAGGGACGCAGATAAGCTACAGCAGCCATGTCGGGGTCAAGCACAAATGCAACTTCATCACATGAGTTAGTAGAAGTCATAAAGCGGTTGGGAACAATTGAGATTGCACCGAAATCGCTCAAATAAACGTCTGCCGCGCTGATGATAGTTGTAGGCGCATTGCTTGGGGCCATGAAACGCTGTGCAGCAATACCAGTGAAAGCAGAAACCAACTGCTTGTGAGCAGGGTTGACCATCAACACTTTAGGATTACCACCAGAGGCATACACTTCTTTAACAACAGTTTGCAAAATTGCCTCTGTGAAAGTGCGGTTTGTGCCATTAACACGAGCAGTTGTGCCTAAAGAACCAGCAACACCATTCGTACCAAAGTCACCATTTGTAGCCAACCATGCTTGCAGACCACCCAATTTACGAGCAGTAGAAGAATCACCATTGGCAGCAATTTGGTTGCTCAACAATGAAGTCTCCATGTCACGCTTGATTTCGCTAGATGCTTTAGCCAACTGATAAGCCTTTTCAGACTTACGGCCTGCTTTGTCAACTGACTGCAAAGTGCCAGAAATCTTGATAGTTTTCTGTGCAATCTGAGTGCGGTTACCAATACGAGTGGTAGGAGACATAGTAGCGTCAGATGCTGTTGCACCCTCAACTGTAAAGTTTGACAAGCTGGCGGCAGCCAACGAGTCAGTCTGCCACTCATGCAAAACAGCAGTAGCTTTAGTCTTGCCAATAGAAGACATGAAAGGTGTGTCTGTAGGTGAAATCGAGTAGATAACATCTGAGAGGTCTTCACGCATACCGATTGCGGTATATGTTTGATAGGTAGCCATAATTTAATACTCCAAAATTTATAAAAATCGTTCAAATGCTCTGGCAGCGTCAGTAACTTTTCCAGTTTCACGC